CGCGTTTGGCTAAGCCAATGGACTTGAGCGGGCTTGACCCAATAATGGCAGAGCGGTGGCAGGACGTATCACGCCGCCTGGAAGCTGAGTTCATGAACGGCTTTGTTGCGGGTTATGCCTGCGATCATTGGGGTGTAGAGCGCCAATCAGAGGCGTTCCGTTACGGGTTTAGTGACGGGTACACCCTTGCCCAAATGGAAGACAACGGCTTTAGGAGGCAGCGATGAGCGATATACCAGAACGGCTCGGATCCATCTTGCGGGAGATTGGAGAGACACCGGAGTCGGCTTGCTGGCCGGTGCGCCCAGGCGTTTACGCCGTTAAGCATAAGGCGCTGGAGAGGGTGGCAGAGAGGCTAAACATCACATTTGACGAGCCAGAGTTTGCTTACGCAAGCCCAGACCATGTGATCATGCGGGTGACCGGGCACCTCGACGGCCAATCTGCATGGTCTGTGGGTGAGGCGTCAAAGACAACCAGCCACAACAAGTATTACGCCGCGATGGCTGAGAAGCGGGCCAAGGATCGCGTGATACTGAAGCTCATTGGCGCTAGTGGTGACGCATACTCAGAAGAGGAGGCTGATGACTTTAAGGACGCCGCACCTAACCCGGCGGTTCAGTTCAGTAAGGAGTTAATGGATCATATTGCTTGCGTCCGTGAGCACTTTGAGTCCGTCTATTTCATCAAGCAGGCTATCCAGAATCAGGACGATCTGATGGCTGCTGAGTGCTACTTAGAGCTCGATGATGAAACCAAGCACACCCTACGAAGAGCGCCTTCAAAGGGCGGTGTATTCACTACGGCCGAGGAGAAATACCTCAAGGGGCCAGCAATCAGTAATGCAAAGAAGCAAATCTTAAATGAGGAGAGCGCAATATGAGCGAGCGAAACTACACCCACAACATCACCTGGTACAACCGGGAGAAAAGGGAAGGCATGAACGCAGAGGGCGTAAGCATCAGAACGCCAGCGGATTGGAAGCCGGACTTTGTGGAGTTTGAGCTATCCATAAACCTTCCAGCATTCCGCGAGTGGCTGGGGGATCAAATTGCGGCCGGTAGTATCGACCGAGATGGCTGGCTCAATCTTGATATGGTCAAAAGAAAGCCTAAGCAGACCGCAGCTATGCCTGAGTTTGCCCCCACAGAAGCGCCTGCTCCGATTCCTGATGAGGATCTACCGTTTTGAACACTGGGCTGAAGTTGCGAACGCTACAGAAGGAGTTGGGGGTCAGTTCTGTTGAACTGGCGAAGAGGACAGGGAAGTCCCCCCAGCAAATATCACGTTGGAGATCACAAGGGGATATGTTGCTGAGCAGTGTTGTGCTAGTTTGCTCTGCTCTTCAGATCCCGGTTAGTGATTTCCTGAGATAAAAAAAGGCCCCCACGGAGGGGGCCAGAAAGGGAGGGTCACAACCATGAGAGATTGCTCTATTAGTATAACACCGGGGGGGTTATGTCAGCACAGATAATTTTAGATCGTCTTGATAAGTACAGGTCAGTTGGTGATGGTAAGTGGGTCGCTAGATGCCCTTCTCACGAAGATTCAACGCCGTCTCTGAGCATTACCGAGAAGTCTGATGGCAGGATATTGATTCACTGTTTCGGCGGCTGTGGGGCGCTAGAGGTGCTCGCAAGCATAGGTTTAGGCTGGGACGCTCTATATCCAGAAGATGAGCACTACCCGGCCAAGATCAAGAAGGTCAGCGATGTGCTTGAGGACTTTGTTGTTGAGTTCGTGGAGCACGCCAGAGAGACAGGCCAATCTATATCGGCGCAGGATAAGGTTACCTACCTGGCTGCGCTGAAGAAGGGCGGTAAGCGTAACGGCTTTGTCTGGAAGGTGGCTACGGAGATTGCCAAGAATGAGCATTGAGGCCATCAACTGGGCCTTGAACCGTGTCACCGGGATCACCAGCACCCAAAAAGCGATACTGATTGCGTTAGCCGATAGGGCTAATGAGGATCACCAGTGCTGGCCGTCCTATGATGACATCTGCTTCCGTAGCGGGGCGAATAGGAAAAGCGTAGTCGCTGCGTTGAAGAAGCTAGAGGAGCTCGGGGTCATTGAGAGAAGCCGTAGGTTCTCAAAGTCTACTGTTTACACCCTTGCCATTAGTACCGATATTGGGCCTATCCAGAAGTACCAATATCGGGCCGATGATAGACCCAAATATGGGCATAATGATAGGCCCAATATAGGGCCTCTAACCATCAATGAATCATCAAAAGAAACACCAAAGGCAAAACATAGCCGTAAGGTGCCCGAAGGAGTGGATCCTGACGTCTGGAAGGATTGGGTTCAGTATCGAAGAAAGTTCAAGGCACCATGCACTGATAGGTCGCTAACGCTTGTTGCAAATAAACTGAAGGAGGTGTCATTTTCTGAGCAGCGTGAGTGCGTTGATCGCGCAATTGAATGCGGGTGGAAGTCCGTATTCCCAAAAACAACTAATAGCACTACGGGAGAACTGGTCATATGAGACTGTCACATTCTGAGGTTGAAGATTTCACTGACGCTGACTTGCAGAAAATTTACGCCAAGGTCGAAGATCTTGATGTAGTCAGCATTGACGCATTTAAGGATGAGTTCCTCGATCGGCTGGAGAAGTCGCCAGCTGAGACGGGGATCAAGATGCCGTGGGGCAACACCCACGATAAGGTCAGGCTACGGATGGGTGAATGCTCAGTCATAGCCGGGATTAACGGACACAAGAAGTCCACCTTCATTAGCCAGATCATGGTTCATGCCGCTCAGGAATGCATGGTGGGCCTGGCGTCATTTGAGATGGACGTTGAGGATACGGCGAAGCTGATGTGCAAGCAGGCTGTTGCGGTAAACAACCCGTCCCGGCAGATGGGAGAGCGGTTTGCTGAGTGGATTGAGCCCAGATTCTGCTGGTATCGCGTTCTGGGTGGAGTTAAGCCGCTGCAGAGTCTGGGAGCCATTGCGGCTATGGCGGAAAGGGGCTGCAAGCTAATTGTCATTGATAACCTGCAATTTACGGGGGTCTCAGATGACATCGAGCGCGAGCGTTTATGGTTTAACCAGGTGATCGGCCTAGCCTCAGCCCTGAAGGTTCATATCTGCATCATTCACCATGTCAGGAAGCCCGACCGGGGAGGTGATGAGTATGTCCCGACTCGATTTGATATCAGGGGCGGCAGCACGATTGTTGACCAGTGCCACCTGCTGATTATTGTCTGGCACAACAAGCTCCGGGCGAAGATCAAGACCAAGCAGGAGTACGGCATATCGCTTGATGACAAGGAGCGCAAGATTCTTCAGGAGCAGGCTGACTTCCGGGCCATAGTGGCAAAACAACGCAAGGCTCCATTTGAGGGGATCATCCAACTGTATGACACGGCCGGTCAGACCTTCAGTGTAGGTGAGCGCGTCACGCCGCCAAAGATCCAAGAATTGCTGTAGGGGGAAGATATGGATCCTTTTAAACTGAGCGAACCCGCTTGCATCAGCTTCTCAGGCGGCAGAACCAGCGCCTATATGCTTTGGCGATTTATTGACGCCAATGATGGCCTGCCTGATGACTGCATCGTTACCTTTGCCAACACAGGCAAGGAAGCGGAGGAGACGCTTGAGTTTGTCAGGGACTGCGGCAAATATTGGGACGTTCCCATCGTCTGGCTGGAATACCAATGGGCAGAAAAAACTAAGGATCGGTTCAAGGTTGTTGATTTCGATACAGCGGCGCGGGATGGGGAGCCATTTGAGGCGCTGATTCACGCCAAGAAGTATTTGCCTAACCCCGTGGCGCGGTTCTGCACTATAGAGCTAAAGATACGCACCATTGCTAACTATCTTTGGTCTATAGGCCATGTAGAAAAACGATCTCACGGCGAGAATATGGCGATAGTCGGCATCAGGGCAGATGAGCAACGCAGAGCCGCCAAGATTGAGCCACACCGTAGGCCGTTGGTTGCGGCAGGCGTCACCAAAGAGACAGTTAGCCAATTCTGGGCAGAACAGCCGTTTGACCTTCGCCTGCCAAACGTTAACGGCGTTACGCCACATGGAAATTGTGATCTTTGCTATCTCAAGGGCGCAAATCTCATTGAATCGCTAATCTTAGAAGAGCCTAGACGCGCTGATTGGTGGGCAAAGATGGAGCGCGAATGCCCTGCCACACAGCAGTCAGGTGCTAGATGGCGCAATGACCGCCCAACTTATGGAGAGATGCAAATAATTGCCAGAGAACAAGGCCAGCTTGATCTGGCTGGAGATGAAACCATCCCGTGTTTTTGCGGGGATTAGGAGGGAGTCATGGGTGAATTTTGGATGGTAAAGAGCGCGGATGACATCACGCAGAGGCTGGTCTTTTTTGAGGACTGGCTGCGGAAGAACTGGAACTGGGAGAGCCCGGTACAGTGGAAGGTGTCGCCTTACAAGCCAAAGCGCAGCCTAAGCCAGAACGCGCTGTTTCATTTGTGGGTGAGAGAGATGACCGTCCATTTCCAGAAGACGATGCCTGACCTGACAGAAGAAAAAATGAAGACCCTTGTGAAGTACAAGTTCCTCGGAACCTCAGATCTCGTTGTAGGAAAAACAATAATTAAGGATCAGGTTCGTGAGACCAGTTCTCTAGATCGCGGGGAGATGCTTGAATTCATGGATAAAATTCAAAACTGGTGCCTCGATCTTGGTGTACAATTGACCTGTCCAGCGGACTCGGAGTTTATGACACTCAAGGGGGGCTAAGTGTCGGAACACCCCATGATGCAGTTCTGCGAAACAGAGCGGCAGGCTGAGGTTTTTCGTTTACGGCAGCAGGGACTAACAAACAAACAGATTGCGGAGCGGCTGAATGTCGATTCTCGCAGCGTTTATCGAATCATGCGCCGGGTTAAAGAGCGGGCTGCAAAGTCGGGCTACAGCCCGGAGCATGATTGGAATCACCCTGTACCTGACGGCCACAAAATTAAGGGCGTATCTACGTTCTATGATGATGACGGCCGTCCGGTGCGCCAGTGGGTCAAATCCCAGACTGACGAGAAGCGCCAGTTTGAGATCCTGCTTGAGCGGCTAGAGGAAGCGCACTCAGGCATCCCGCCATTCAAGCCGAGCAAGAAGCCAGGCAAGGTAGAAAGCTCGTTACTGAGCCTTTTGACCGTTACTGACTTTCATCTCGGTATGTACGCCTATGAGGCGGAGACCGGCGAAGATTGGGATATCAAGATCGCCCGGGACGTCTTCCTTAACTCAATCCACGATATGGTGTCAGCCTCACCGAAGGCCGGTACGGGGATGCTCTGCCAGCTGGGGGACTTTCTCCATTGGGATGGCATTCTCAACGTGACCCCACAGTCGGGCCATATTCTGGACGCAGACACCCGATATGCGAAGCTGGTAGACCTCACTATGTCAGTGATGGCTGAGGCGGTGAATATCATGCTGGCCCATTTCGGAAGGGTCGTGATCGTGAACGCAGAGGGTAATCACGATATCTCGGGCTCTATCTGGCTGCGTAAGCACTTGGCGCACCTGTTCAGTAAGGATCGCCGGGTACAGGTTATTGATAATGACTACCCGTATTACGCTTACCTACACGGCCAGACCATGCTGGGCTTCCACCACGGCCACAAAATGAAGCTGCCGCAGCTGCACAAGTTGTTTGCCAGTGAGCCAAGATTCCGAGAGATGTGGGGAAAATCTAACTACACCTACATCCATACGGGTCATTACCATCATGAGCGAGTGGTTGAAGACGGCGGGGCTGTAGCGGAGCAACACCCAACACTAGCGGCGAGGGACGCCTATGCAGCGCGTGGGGGCTGGGTGTCGAGGCGCGGGGCCAAGATGATCACCTACCATGATGTGGACGGAGAGGTTTCCAGAATCACCGTGAGGCCACGGCTATGATGCTTATCGCTGCAGAACTGCCAAACAACAAGGGTCTAGTTGTCTTTCTCGTCTCAACGATAGGGGGCTGCATGACCAACGCATCAAACCCCAAGGAGACTGACGTCTACACCGATAACTTCCCTGACGGCGTCACCGTTGATGTGGATATAGAACGCTTTGCGGAGATGTGGCAGACTGCCTTATCGGTAGGTGACATAGAAATAGAATTAGATGAAAACTTATTGGGAGACGGAACGTGCCATTAGAGGCCAGCATTAGTGATTTTGAGAACACCCGGAAGAGCTTTACCGGATGCCGTGAATGCGACCGGGTATTTACGGGTGTGGAGGCTTTTGACAAGCACAGAGTAGGAGAGTATGGGGTCAACAGATCGTGCGCCACAGACCTTCCTGCCATTGGATTATGCTTGGATGATGAAGGCCGCTGGAAGAGGAAGCGATCTAGTGGCAATTAAGCGCGACCAGGCTGACGTTTGGTTTAGCAAGGCTGTCAGGTTAAGAGACGGCTGCTGCGTTAGCTGCGGAAAGACTGATTTGCTTCAGGCGATGCACGTTGTCGGAAGGCGCAACAAGGCCGTGAGATGGTCTATGGACAATGCTGCCGCCGGGTGTGCCGCCTGCCACCGTTACTTTACTGAGAACCCGCTGGCCTTTTCTGACTTCCTTGAGAATCTGTGGGGTGAGGGACACCTACAGCTGCTGCGGGAGAAGGCGCGGGAGATCCTGAAGACCACTAAAGAGCTCAGGAAGGAAATCAGCGCCCACTATCGGGCAGAGGTTAGGAAGAAGGAAGCTGATCCAGAATATGAGATTATAAGCTACAACTGAATATAACAAATCGGTATATCCAGTTAAGTAGATTGGGCGTAAAATCAACAAGAGCGTAGCATTAGGGAGATGCTTATGTCTTTTGAGCCTATAGAGCGAGAGGTTTTAGATACTTTCATCAGCCAGAAGTATCACTGGCATACTCTGACGCCGCAGCAGCAGATGAGCATGGCTGTAGAGCTCCAGAAGCACCGTTTCCTAGAGAGGCACTACATGGAGTTCATCGACCAGATAATGGCTGATAAAGACGCATTCAGACGTTACAGGGAGCTAGTTAGCGGTGACAAATGACGAAGCCAAGTGTGCAGTAGAGGGGGCAATCCAAGCCGCAGAGAGAAGCGGCAGAGACATGGCTTTAATTCAGGGGCTTAGGATTGTCCCGCTTTCACTCGCCAGAAAGGATGAGATCCTTGAGATATTCAGATGCCCGAAGCATTTGAGATGTCCAGATAGGACGTTCTACACCATGTACACCAAGATCCCGCGCCACTCCAACGGCGAGCTTGGGCGTCGAAAGGCTAGATGAAGTGCGTAGCGTGGGGGTTCATAGAAACGCCAATCTAGTCAGCCCAAGCGTCAAATATGAGCAGGAGGTGCATATTAAATGGCACCCTGTTGAGCCGGGAGAGATGCCCTCAGAGGCAGACACGGTTCTTGTGGCGTTTAGTGACGGGTCAGTAGAGTCCTATCCAATAAGCGATGAGGACATTGACGTTGGAGTCATCAGGTGCGGCAGGGAGGTGGGCCAATACTGGGCATACTCAATCCCGCACCCTGACTTTGATATAATAGACTAGCAGTGAAGGAGCGACCAAAAACCGCCCCGGACTACTTAAAGTTGATACTGGCGGGGGATCTGATTCACTTCACCTGCGCTGATATTGCAGAGATGCTCGACATACCTTTCAGAAAGGCTAGAGCAGCGATTGAGTATGGGATCATTGATGAGAGCATCAGGATCAGCGTGATGTACAACTCAACGCTAGAGAGACCAACAGAGTACGAGCTCGCCAGCTGGCGGAGGGAATGGATTACAAAGCCGTGGAAGTAGAAGGACAACCTCAAGGCCGTGGAAGGCCAACCAAGCTCACTGACGAGGTCAGGGCTAAGGCGATCGAGTATATCGAGGTTGGATACGAGAATGATGAAGCTGTCCCTACAATCGAGGGATTGGCTGTCTACTTGTCTGTAACGCGCAGGACTCTCTACAACTGGCGTGATTCTGACGAAGATTTTTTATACATCTTAGACACTTTGTTAGTAAATCAGGCGAAGAAGGTGTTCTCAGGCGCTCTCAGAGGCGATCTAAACCCGACTATCAGTAAGCTAATGCTCACCAAGCATGGCTACTCAGATCGTCAGGAGATTGATCACAGCAGTTCTGATGGGTCTATGAAGCCAACAGTGATTACGCTGCAGGGCGTAAGGGCAGATGCAGCAGGCGACGATACAGATACCGGATCCGCTAGTTCCGGTATTTGAGGGGCCAGCCCGATACCGAGGTGCATACGGCGGCAGGGGTAGTGGAAAGACTCGCACCTTTGCGCTGATGACTGCGATCAAGGGCTACCAGGAGGGGATGAGCGGTAACAGCGGGC